TTATTTTCTGCTTTCGTAGTCCTTGTCTATCTCATCACTCCAAGACGATGAAAGCGGTCTGCTTTTTCTGAAATTGCACACGGTTTTCGATACTGCGTCAAAAACAACAGCCGTACCCTGACCGTCAGCGTGATAATTAACGGAGCGGTCGGAATTGATTCCAAAATGCTTAGCGGTTTCAACGGAATCAATGTTAGCTCCGATAAAAAGAAATTCCCAGCCGTAGCGATTTTTCTGACGCTCAATCATTTTCTTGACCTTATTGCTTGAATAGATACGGCTTGCGTTCTCCATTCCGTCGGTCATAATCACAAACAAGGTGTGTTCGGGAACATCTTCTTCTCTTGCATACTTATGAATGTTGCCAATGTGATGAATTGCACCGCCGATAGCGTCAATGAGTGCAGTTGAGCCACGAACCGTATAATCGTTTTCAGTCATTTTTGAAATTTCAGACAATTCAACCCTGTCGTGTAGAACCTCGGTTTCGTGATCAAACAATACGGTTGAAACATAGCACTTGCCGTTCTGTTTGCGTTGCTTTTCAATGAGCGAATTAAATCCGCCGATTGTGTCCTGTTCAAGTCCTGACATTGAACCGCTTCTGTCAAGAATGAATACCAATTCTGTAATGTTGTTTTTCATAGTTGTTACCTCCAAAAGTAATTAAGTTTTTTATCTTGACTTAATCATATAACTTTCGGGATAACATATGGTCGCCTGAAATGCGACATTTACTGACCCAACAAAACCTGGTCAAATTCAAATAAAGCCTCGTTTACAGTAAAAATATCATACTCGCCCTTTTGAATAAAATATTCAATGATAACATCAAATTTATTCGAGTGCGAAAGTGCATAACCGGCTTTTTGAAGCATTTCTTTAGTTTCATCAAGCGACAGTTCAAGTGCAACGGCAAAGGCAATTGCGGTAGTTTTCTTAGGTTTATAGTTGACATTGTTTCTTATTTTAGAAAACAGCTTGCGGTCAACATTCGCCTTTTTATAACACTGAGAATCCGTAAGACCTTTTTCGTCAATTTTACGCAAAAGCATCTGGGAAAAGCTTTCATCAAGCTGATTTACAACATCAGCTAAATTCAAAGCTGCGGTTTGCATTGGATAAGTCTCCGGCTGTCTTAAAAGACGGGATAATCCACGACTGCGGTTTTCGGAATAGTGCGTTTCAACATAGTGTTCGTCAATGTATTCGGCAATATCACGAACAAGCTTTTTGCTGACACGGAATCCGTCTTTGTCAAACACAACAATATAAACAAGCATATCGTTGTCTGCAAGAAATTTACAGATTTCGTTGATTGCCACCTGTAATGCCTGTTCTTTCGGATATCCGTAAACCCCCGATGAAATCAAAGGAAAGGCAACCGATTCGCATTCATAAGCCTTTGCAAGCTGCAACGAGCTACGATAACATGACGAAAGCAGTTCTTCCTCATGATAATTTCCGCCTTGCCATACAGGGCCGACCGTGTGAATAACATACTTGCAGGGCAGTTTGTACGCACCCGTAATTTTCGCCTCACCCGTTCTGCAACCGCCAAGTTTTCTGCATTCATTAAGCAATTCGTTCCCCGCCGCACGGTGAATCGCACCGTCAACACCGCCTCCGCCAAGCAACGAACTGTTCGCTGCATTAACAATTGCGTCACATTTCATCTTAGTTATATCATTCCGAACAATCTGCAACGGCATAATAATCACCCTTTAAATTCAGAATTTTAATGTTTTATTACTCTGATATTAATTATATAGCACCTCTCAATTAAATTCAATGCAAAATTAAATAGTATGGTTTGTATTTTAACAACAAAACAAGCGACAGCATAATTCCTGTCGCTTGTGATTATCATATATTCTATTTTTCGTGTTGTCAGAACTATTGAAATTAAGCCTAATATTATTGCAGTGCTACCATTACACGCTATGATTATCGCTATTTATTTTATAACTTTTCCTATTCTGTCATTTTCTTGATATCGTCATAGGAATATGTTTTCTCTGTTGTTTCGGAACTGTCAGTAATCATCTGAACAAATTTATTGTCGCCATCAGCATATAACTGACCTGTATAAGAAACTCTTTCATATGCACCGTTCGGCAACGGACTATTCTTAGGAGTTTGAACTAAACACAGTATCAAATCATCCGACTTTTGAACCGTTTTTTCACCGTCAATTGTTTCTTTAAGAAAAGTCGTTTTAATTTTCTCTGCACTTAAATTTTTAAATCGAAACGCATCATTATGTCCTTCAATATGTTCACTAAGCGGAATATATCCACCCAAATTAAATACTGATATTACATCTCCGACTTTTAAATCTCCTTTTAATGTATCAGTTATCAGGACATCTAATTTTGTCCAAGCAACGCCTTCATAGCTTGTATAAGCTACATTTTGAACTGTTACACGGATCACATCATCCGATATTGATATTAATTTCTTAAGGTCATTTTGATAAAGTTCATCAGGTGTTGAAGCAAGTTCAATTACATTGCTGTCAGAATCGGGAACGCTATAGTTCTTTTCCAAATTCACAGATAAATCTCTTAGCACTCCAACATTTGCATTACTCGAATTATTGGTGTTATTTGAAGAGTCTTTACAGCCGATGATAATAAAACAAGCTATTATTATCATAAGGAACAATAAAAATGCTTTTTTCATAATTAATTACCTCCTTTATCTATAAACTGTATTTTTGTGCTTTGTGTAATTTCTACATTTTCATAGTAACGCATAAAGATAATTTTGTCAACTAATGTTTTTACACCTTAATATGATTAAAAAACAAGCGACAGAATAATTTCTGTCGCTTGTAATTATCATATATTCTATTTTTCGGGTTACCCCAACTATTGAAATTGAGCCACTATTGACATAGAGCCACTAAAAACAGTTCACAGGACTGTCTTCTTAACGCTCACCTTCTCGCCCGATTTAGCAGTAAATTTAGATAAAAAACAGAGTAGTCAAAAGACTACTCTGTTGTGGCTCCCCCAACTGGGCTCGAACCAGTGACATCATGATTAACAGTCATGCGGTTTGTTTTGAAAAAGTCAGTGTTTATCGGCACTTTCGGACTTTTCAAACTGTGTCTGTAGTAAATCTGTAGTAATTGAAGCGATTAAAAAAATATTTACTTTAAACAATAACAAATAACAAAATCCCCTCACTCGCTTTTTACGGCGGATGAGGGGATTTTTTTTGCAATCATGTGTTTGTCAAGACATTAAGAATGTCCTTTAGGTTTTAATTAGCCGAGTGCCTTTTTTGCGTTGGCAATTTTGTTGTCTTTTGCTCGAATACCGTCATTGATGAGATGATAGATAGCATTGATTGTCTTTTCTCCGACAATGCCGTCATCTGTAATTTTAGCTGCTTTCTGTGCTTCTTTGACGGCTTTAAGCGTGCCACTGCCAAAACCAGCCGAATTATCAACTTTAGTCTTGATAATTTTCATGTTGTAGAGTGTAATCAACTGCTTCTTAAACGCAAGTGTTGCTGTATTGTGTGCGCCGTATTTAATCATTTCCTCATTCTCCTTATTTGATGTTTTACCGCCGAGTTGTGCGGTTACTTCGTCTGCAAGATTGCCGAGCCTGTTATAGAGCCAGTCGCCCGGGCAAGATTTATTCGCAAACCACCTATGTACAGTCAATACCATTTCATTTGACTTTGGTGAATAATTTAGCGTCTTGTCCTCATTGCCAAACCAAAGCAGTTTAGTCTTGCCGTTACGCTTGCAGATGTCAACGCAGAGTGCAACGAGTTTGTTATACACCTTGCTGTTCATGGTGTACGGAGCTACCGTGTCGCTTGCACATTCGATTGTGACTGCTCTCTGGTCATTTGCGTTTGATGAACTACACCAAGAGCGATTGCCCTCATCAACACAAAGCAACACTCTGCCGTCATAGCCGATTCCGTAGTTACAGCTTGCCTCACAAGCTGTGTTCATAAAGATGTTGCCGAGAGTTTCGACACTGCACTGACCTACTACGCAATGCGGAGTAATGCGGTCGATACTGTGTGTACGTTTACCGCTGTGGTTTGGGCTTAATTTCGTGTAATTAACAAGTTTAGAATTACTCATAATTATTCCTCGCTTTCGTCTGTTTTGTTATATTTATAAGCTGACAAGCCGAGCAGAGCGCCTAAGAAGGTGTCAACGGCTGTAATAGTGCCTACAATCTGTTCGCCGTATGGCAAGCCCCAAATGCCTGCTACGGCAAAGTAAAGTGTACCGATTGCAGGCAGTACGATAAGAGCAATGTATTTAAGTACATCATAGATTTTGTTTGTCATTTTCATTATTATCATCCTTTCAATTTAAATCTTCCGCCGAATGTGCCGACTGGTTGAGGTACTTATCAATCTTATTGATAGCCTCGGTAACTCTGCCGTTACAACCCTGCTGTTTCAGACCATCAAGACACGCACGGAGTGCATACATTGTCAAGGTCTGCTCGCCTTTGATTTTTTTGATTTCAGCGTTCTGCTTTTTGTTGTTTTCGATAAATTTAAAAACACCAAATACAACACCGCCAATTAAAGCTAACGCAGATATGATTTCGGCAAGCTGTACAATATCAATCTTCATCGCTTACACCTCGCTTTCTTCTATCATCGGCTCGTCAACGGTTGGATTGTCGCCCCAAACTGCCATGACAGCGTTATAGTATTCATCAGACAACACCGTTTTGAGCTGTTCTCTGCCTGATTTGCTGTTCATGTATGCATTGCGGATGTTTCCGCCTACCTGCATTTCTTCACCGTTAAAGGTCAAAAACTGCTGTCTGAGTACCGAAACGCTGTCCTTTGTGAGCATATCGAGTGTGATTTTTTCTTTAAGTTCCATTATTTTTACCTCCGTTATTTAATTTTGTACAAGCAAATCACATTAATTTGCTCGCCGTCTGCAAATGTGTAAGCCGTCTTATCCTGAGTCGAAAACTGTAGCCAAGTGTTATTTTTCGGAATGGCAAATTTAAAGAGCTTGCCAAGGTTTGAAATACCAACACAAAAAACATTGTCCTCGGAAATACATTTGTACGGCAAATCAATCAGCGGACACATGCTATTGCCGCCAAGAGATACTGCGTTCATTTTGACCGTTGCACTGACGATTACAATGTCACCAATCGTCTTATATGTACAGTTTGCACTTTTGATTTTATCGGTGACGGTTGAATACGGTGTGAGTGTTGATGTACCACTTTCAATATTTGACGAATCGTATTTAGTTGCAAGAAGCTTGTCCGTTTCTTCTGATGAGTAGGCTTCGTTCGCATCGTAATAGAAATCGTTAAGATATTTAATGCTCGGATAATTAGTGCTGCTATCAGTAATGTCAGTTTTTGAAATTACCTTGTTTGAGTTATCCTCTTTCGCTTTAAGTGCATCGTTGACATCTGTTGCGTTTGCCTTACCTGCAAGAGATGTTTCTGCCGTCTGCATTCGAGCCGACAGCTGACTGACCGTGCTTTTTTCGGCTTTATTGGTTACGGCAGAATCAATCCCGTTAAGCCTTGCGTTGAGGCTTGAGAATTTGCCTCTTGCCGTGGCAACCTCTCGGCTGATTTCGGCAAAACTGCCAGCACTTTCACTGTTTATCTTGCTGTTTTCAGCGAGGCTCGGAGTTACCATGACTTTTAAGGTCAGCGGAGTATTTAACACCTGCGTTTCACCGTTTGCAATCTTAATTTCGATAGCTAAAAAGCCCGACATAGACTTGAAATTTTCAAGTGGCACGGTAATAACATCTGCCGTGCTGTTCAGGGTGCAAGCTACTGAATCTGAAATTAAATATCCGTCAGTTGCAAAGGTTGCAGTTACTATACAATCTGCAAAGGTTAATTTTTCACCGCTGGCCGTTAAAGTAACATCAAGATAGCGTGTTGCTTGATCGTTGACATTGACAATACCAACAACATTTGGTGCATTTCGATTATTAACATCAATTGTAATTGATGTATGTACTAAACTGATTGCCATTATCTTCTAAGCCTCCTTTGGATTTTCAACAGGTCAGACATTGACATACTTAAGTCGCCGATTGTAATTTCCTTGTATTTTTGGGACACGCTATCGTAAACTGTTTTTGAAATTCTTCGGCTAAGATTAGTGCCGTCCGGCATTACAACCGTCACTTCATCGTAAAGTTTGATTGCGTGCATTTTTGTAAGCTCATTTTCGAGAGTTACTTTTATGCTCAGTGTTTCCGATGTTTGTTCCGTCGAATAGTTATAATCAGCAACTGCATTACGCAAAGCATCTCTGACTTCTTCGTAGTTTTCGCCTGTGCTGGGATTCAAAGTGTATTTCTTGATTTTATTTGTGCAGTCGTATAAATATGTGTTTTTTATGTTCCGTTTTAGCCCTGTTTCATATGGTTCAGGGCTTGACACGACAACTTCTTTATTGTCCGTAGTGTTGCATCTCGCATAAGGCATAACATGTGTATAGTAGTTGCCGATTTCAGCAGTCTGCTTATAATCTGACACATTAGCGCCGAAAGCTATACGATAGCCATTTTTCGCACCTGCTGTACTGATTTTTTCAAAATGAATATCAAAATTGTTAAAATACAGAACACAGTCAAACTGATTTATCAACCCTTCGTCATCGTCTTTGAAAATGTCCTCAAACTTTACTGCCTGTGAATAGCCTAAGGAGATTCTTTTCTTTGCTGTGATTGATGAGCTGAAACTGAACCACTTATATGGGGCCTCCGTAAACCACATATACAGAGGCTTACCTACTTGGCTGTAATCTCGCATATAGTGGTCAATAAGTTCTTTCGGCGTGCCATACATCGAACCGTCTGTCGCACGAGGGATTGTGCCATTTTGAAAAAACATTCTTGACACATGTTCACCTGACACGGTTAAATCACCGTTTTTATCAACCTCTATTTTTGTGACATAAAAATACTGTGGCTCAGATACATTATTCACTTTCGCTTTAATATATGAGGTTATTTTAATTTTTGAAGCGAGTTTATCTGTGCTTTTGATTTTCATGCTAAAGCTGTATGTGCCATTTTGCTCCATTGTCACCAAGAACTCGGTGCATTCAGTCAAAAAGCCGAAACCATTAGATTCAAACAATGGTGTTGAGTTCTTGTAATAGTCAGCAACGTTATACAAAATAGGGTACATTACAATCTCCTCCAATTTGGCCTAATTTCAATATCGGTAAACGCATTTGCGCTTTTTCCTGAGAGTTTTATTTTATTCCAACCGCGCGAAAGCTTTGGAAACTCTGTGCAGATTATGCAATTGTTTGCCAAGCTCGTGCCGTTGTTGAAAGAAGCGGACTGCTGTACGGAATCAAGCTCAATATAATCCTTATCCGATGATGTTTTAACCGTTAAAGTTTGACCGTCATTAACCGTCAGCGTCAACGGATTAACTTTTGCACCTTTGTTGATGATTTTTATTAAGGGTTCTGATGTGTAATTTTCAGGGTTGTAGATTTCGATTTCAGCGTTTTGTGTCGAGGTCAATTTGGGTCGGATAATCTCTTGTCCTAAGTCGCTATACCAAAACGGCACTCGGCTGAAATTTATTGTTGTTGACAAGCAAAGAGGTGCAACCTCTTCTATTGGCTCAATCCCCGTACAAATTGCTTTTGTATAATAACCGGGGTTGTATGAATCCCTAAAGATTTTATATTCGCCGTCCCAAGCCGTAAGCCATTCGGCAAACGCTCTTACAAGTTCTGCATTGCTTTCGTTTGGCACAATATACGGATAGCTATTGACCTCAAACTGCATTTCAACATTATCGAAAACACCATTGTCGGAAATCACTCCGCCATTCTTGCCGTAGACAGAGGTAAAATCAAAACTGCGTTTCGCTATTTGATATTTGGGAGGTGTAGCTATAAAAAAGCCCAATGCCCTTAAATCAGTGCCATTGTATGAAAAACTATGCCTCATTTTTAACCTCCCCATTTTGATGCTTCACCGTCAAGCGTTTGCACAATTGCGGTTGATACACGACGGTTAAAATCATCAACATCCATGTCATTATTGATGTTGACATCACCTGTGAAATTAATTTCAATCGTAGGTGAATTTGTAACAGTTTTTGACAGCTGACTATTTACCGCTGCATTCTGGCTTTGTGTGCGAATGCCTGCAAATTTATTGTTAATCGCTCCAATCGGATCACCATCAAGTGCTGACAAGGTTCTTGAACTCAAAGACCTTGCCGTCTTTTGTGTCTCATCAATTTCATCCTCGATGCCAAGGCGGTAACCTTCGCCGAAATATCTGCCTAACTTTCGGGTTTTTCGGCTCGGTGAATTTGAATCTTGAGTCTTCTTAAGAGTGCTAAGACTTAATCCTGCAAGTCCTTCCACTGACTTGAATAATTTATCAGAGAGGCTTCCAGCACCGTCCATATAGCCTTGAACTAAGTTTTTGCCTTCTTCGTAGAATTTGTCATAAACTCCCGAAAAATTATCAAAGATTCTATTGACAAGCGACTTGCACGAATCATCAACTTTTTTGTTGGCGTCTTTGTCTTTCGTACCTTTGCTGGTGCCCTCAGGGATGCCTTTACCGGCTTCTTCGCTGTTTGGTTCGAGTTTGTTAAGCTCAACGGTTGCCTTATCTACAAGCTCTTTTGCATTATCAACCATTTTTTGAGTTACGCCCGGTTGATTTTCGTCCATTGCAGTTTTTAATAACTCATAGTTTGTGGTAAAATTTGCAAGCTGATTTTCAAGGCTTTCTCTTGAGCCTGTTTCGGCATCAATAAAGCCCTCTTTAATTTTCTGCTGTTGTGCAGTGATTTCATCAGCTTTGCCTGTAGCAATTGCGGCAACCGTGCCGTACATATCATTGTACTTAGCAAGCTCGATTTCTGCCCTTTCCTGCAATTCTTCGGCTTCTTCGACCTGGTCTTTTGTTACGCCTTCAACACCGTCTTTGTATGCCGTTTTTAGGTTCTCGGCATTTGTCTTAAAATCATTGACCTGCTGTTCGAGAGCAGCTTTGTTACCGGTGGTATAAGTAACAATGTTGTTAGACAAGTCCGACATAGCGGCTTTAATTTCTTCGGTGTTACCTTTAGCGTTTGCCGCTGTGAGATTCTCATAATTTTGGATTGTGGTGTTATAATCAACTACTTTTTTCTGATATTCCTTATACTTGCCATCTGCTTTGTCAAACTCTATTTGTTTCGCATTCAAGTTGTCTTTGGCTTCATTTTGCGCCTCACCATAGGCTAATGTGAGATTTGATAAAATTTCAATATGCCGTTGCATATTTTCGCCATTATTTAGATCTTTAAGTATTTGCTGATAATACTCTTGAGATATCTGACCGTTTTCAAAACCCCAGCCTGCAAGTTTTAATGTTTGTTTATTTTGCGAAAGCCCGGTAAGGCTCATTTGTTCAACTTTTTCTTTTGCTGAATCAAGTTCTTCCTTTGCTTTTTTTCTGTTTGCGTAGCCGGCTACAACATCCTCTTGTGCACCATTTAAACCGGACACAGCCGTTTGATATGGTTCTTCGAGTGCCGATAACATCGCCAGGGCTTTTTTTGACTCAAGCGCATTATCCATTGAGGTTTTAAGGTTTTCGTAAGATGTAATAACATTTCCGTTCCAGGTGATTTCATCGTCTGTAACTCTGCTCAGTTCGTTTGTGATGAATTTCGCACGGTCTTCATAGCCCTTTTTAACTTCGCCGTTTTTATCAACGATTTTTTTCAGTTCGCCCCAAAGGCCTTCGTAGTATTGAAATTCACTTTCAACCTCCGAAGCCGCATCTTTCTTGCTCTGCACATATTCGTCATTGGCATCTTTCAGCTCTTGAATTTCTTCTTTTGCTTTTTCCTGAGCTTCGTTAAGTTCTTCTTGGGATTGTTTTGCACTGTCGTTAGCCTCTGAAAATGCCCAAATTTCGCCTATAGCACCAACAACTAAACCTGCAACTAATCCCCACAAATTTGCTTTTTGAGCAGTGTTAAGTCCCTCCTGTGAGATTTTAGCGGCATCTGTCGCCGCTTTCAAGGACTTGTAAGCTCCCCACAGATTTTTGATTTCTGTAACTATTTTAGTGGCCTTTTTACCCGACCAAATAGCAGTAGTTAAAACACCAATCTGTTTTAGCGTTGGAATAATATCATCTGTATGCTTGCTCGCAAATTTACAAAGTTTTTTGACTTCCGGAAACAGCGATTTACCAATAGGATTAATGACATCGGTTTGCACAGTTCTGCCGAGGCTCGCCCAGTCCGATTCGACATCATCATATTTGATGTCTTTGATTTTTTCCATCGAGCCTTTGACATTTTTATAGTTTTTATTGACATTTCCCAGTGACTTGATAACTTTCATTGCATTATCTTCACCGAGAGCCGACCAAACCGTTGAAGCTGTAGTTAATGCCTTTTGCTCGTTCTTTGTGTTTTTTAAGTCGCTGATAACGCTATAAAAAACATCTGATGCAGTAGCTTTGCCGTCCTTCCACTTTTTAAAAATTTCGCCCGTGCCTTTTGAAAAGCTTCCGAGATTTTTTTCAATTCTTCCGTCGGAAATAGAAATTGTAAATTCTTTGACGAAATCATTAACTTTGTCAAGATTGTACGCTCCGTTTTTTGTGCCGTTTTCGAGGATTGAAAACATCTGCTCTGCATCAAAGCCTGCCTGTCCCCAAATCTGTGAATATTCGGCGATATTATCGCCGAGCTCTCCGCTGTAATTTAAGCCGTTTTGCACACCTTTTACGATATAGTCAAAAGCCTCATCAGCTGTTAAGCCCATGTTGGTCATCAGACCGTTAATGCCTCTTAAAGTTTCGCTGATATCAAAATTATCAAAAGTTGCTTCAAGCGTGTACAGATTTTCCGCCATGTCTTTAAGCTTTTGGGGATTTTGTTCATCCGTAACTTGCTTGATTTTTGACAAAGTGTTCGCAATGTCTTCTTGTGATTCGCCGAAATTGTCTTTGTAAATTTCGCCGATAATGCTTTCATATTTTGATAACTCTTCAGTGGTCAAGCCGGTTTGAGCCTGCAAGGAATTTAAAGCTTTTTCTTCACTGTTTGCACTTATGACAGCTCCGGTCAACGCTCCGCCGACCGCTGTTGCCGCTGCGCCTGCTTCTTTTAATGCATCACCAACAGCAGATTTGAGATTGTCAGCAGAGGATTTAACATCATCCATTTCTTTTTTGACCTTGGATAAATCAGTTTTATTTGACTTATTTTCAAGGTTTTTAAAGCTGTCGCCTGTCTTGTCAACACTTGTTTCGGTTTTTGACATCTCGTTTCGTGCAGACTCAAGGTTTAATGCATTTGCTTTTTCCTCGGTTTCTGCAAGCTGTTTAGTGAAAGTTTCAAGTTTGCTTTTGGTTTTTTCAACTTCGCGCTGATAAGCTCTGTACTGTTCGGTTGAGATTTCGCCGTTTTTTGCCTGTTCTTCAACCTGATCCTGTACATCAAGCAATTGACTAAGAGCAGACTGACTCTTATCAATCTGCTCTTTCAATACTTCTTGTTTTTGAGCGAGCAGAACGGTGTTTTCAGGGTCAAATTTTAACTGCTTATTAATCGCAGTCAGTTCTCTCTGCAAGCTCGCCGATGAGGACTGTACAGCTTTTAAGGACTTCTGTAAGTCCATTGTGTCACCGGCAATTTTGACGGTAATACCCTTAATTGTAGATGCCATATCTATCCTCCAACTTCTTGTATCTGTTCATAAACTCACTGTACTGCTCTGTTGAGATTTCCTTGTTTTCAAATCTTTCCGTTACAAAAGGCAATACAGATTTCATTTTCTGAAATTTTTCTTCATCCTCGTGGATGTTCTTGTTGTTTCGTAATGCAAAATAGGTTTCGACATAATCAAGCACAAAACCTATTGTAAATCTTTGTAGGTCAGCGACAGTCAGACCACTCCTGACGGCATAAGATAAGACTTCTTTGGCCGTCAGGAAAGTTTTAAATCCGTTTAGGTCGCTGTCGCTGTCACTTTTGGGCTGTCGCTTTTAAGGCTGTCAACAATGAGCTTGATAATTGTGTCCGTCGCAGAAATAGCGTCCTTAATACTGATGTCTTTTGCCCAAGTCTTAAAATTGGGGATTGTATCGTCTGCCGTCTTTGCCGCTGCCCACAAGAGCTTTACGGCAGAGCCAAATTTTACATCATTGAGGTTCTTAACGAGAATACGGTCGGCATCACGCAAAAAGCTGTGACCTTTAAATGTATCCTCATAGATGAGCATTGTATATGCTGTGACCTCAACCTCAACATTTTGGCCGTTAATAACAACTGTATCTTTCATTAGCTCTTAGCCGCCTTTGTAGTGCCTGATGAGGCCTGATCTGTAGGAACTGCCGATTTTGCAGCCTTTACAGCCTTTACAGTAGGAGTTACAACATTTTCCGGCAGAGTGTCGGCATAAGATGTATAGCGTACAAAATCATTGTCAGGGCGTGGTTTTGACGTGATTGTAAATGTCGGGAACTGTGGGTCGAAGTTCCCTTCCGATGTCTTATCGTTTCTGTTCGCTCTTGCAGCTACGCAGTCGAAATAGGTGTCAATTTCGTAGAGCTTATCGCCTTTGTATGTTTCCTTTGCGACGAGGAGGGCAAATCTCGGCATTACTTTGATACCACCCTTCTCAATAATACCGCCTTCTGTGGCATCATCGTTGCCAAACCAGTCTTTTTCGATGTTATCGACTGCTGAAATAAGCTCAAGACTGATCGTATAACCGCTGTTTGCACTCGCTACAATAATAGGCAAGCCGTCAGCGTAGATTGTGTTTGAATCGCCAATAGGTTCTGCGCCGATACTTCTGCCGCCTGCCTCATCGGATTTAAACCAAATCGGTGTTCCGTATGTGATTTCGCCTGCGCTGCCTTCTGTCAGCACAGCATAACCAACTTTTCTGATCGTTTTATTCATAAAATAAACACTCCTTATGTTTTAAATTCTTTTTATGCTGCTCAAATCACCGCCGCCCATAGCTTCCGATGATTTAATGAGCTTTTTTATTCCAGCTTCAAATTCGCCGTGAATTTTCTCTGTAGCCGGAGCAATATGCACCTTCGGTTGTACCGTTCCGCCTTTTTTGCCCCTCTTTTTACGAGTTTTTTCGAGGAGGTGTGTAAGCCGGTACTCAGGTTTAGCGGCATAAACCGTTTTTTCATAAAACCTAAATGTTTCGTTTGTGATTTTAACTCTAAACGATTTGCGATATTTTTTTCTTCTGCCTACAGGTGCATTCTTTTTGATTTCGTTTTTAAGTTCTTCGGCTTTTTCATCAACCAACAATCTTACGCCCATTTGCACATCAGCCGAATAGGTTGACAGTTCTTTCGATAGAGCATCTCCGAGGCGGTCAATACCAACTTTTTTGTAATTACTCATCGAAAATCACACTCAGGTTGTAATAAGTTACACAAAGTTTATTTGTTGTGTCCCACGCTCGGTTTGGTTTTTTCCAACCGTAGCCGTTTTCGTTGAGCCATTTTTCAAACTTTGTTTCGCTTGTGTGGTCGTCTTTTGCCGTATAGAGTTCTATGATGATTTTTGCATTTTTCCAAAGTATTTCACCGTCTGCGTAAATTCCTGTTTCTTCATCCTTGAAATAAACAAGATAGGGTGCAGGGGTTGATTTGTTGTAATCTGCCTCTACACATTTAAAGCCACAAGACTTAATAAGTTCGACAAATTCATCGTAATTTTTAAAATACATCTTCTGCACCGCCCTCATACAGTCCCCTCTGCGACAGGCTCACAATCGAGCAAGGGGGATTTTTGCTTTTATCATGCTGAATTTGTTCAATCTTGAACCTTGTGCCGTCAATGATGACCGCCATATCCGTTCTCAAAGTTTCATCTTTGTGGATATGGATAACTTTTGACAGTTCAATATCGTTCTGTTTTGCTCCGTAAAAACGAGTTACACCGATTTTTTCGTTGCCAAAACGATATTTTTTCAGGCTGTCGGCGATGATGTCATCGTTTTCGTCGGTTTCGTAGATTTTTGCAAGTCCGTCGTTGAATGTCAAAAAATCAATGTTATTCTTCAGTATCATACATTCGCACCTTATATTCCTGCCTTAATTTCAAAATTTCGTTCTCGAAATTATGGTCGAACATTTCAACCGCATTTGAGTAAGCGTATCTGCAATAGTCAAACAACAAACTTCTTGCCCTTGTTGGTCGCTCGAAATCCTCATCAGTAAGCAGAGGGTTGTAATCACGGAGGTGCTGTTTTCCATTGGCTATAATTAACTCAATTTTTGACTTTGTGCTTTCATCTGTTTCAATGTGCTCACGGTCAAAATCAAGCATATTAACTATATCGTTCATGATTCCCATTGTTCAACACCTCCGCAATAAATTAAACTGTTGTTGCCTGATTGAGAGTTACCTTAATTTCGGCAGGATTGAGCGCCGAAATGTCAAGCTTAATAAAATCATTTGTGTGAAGTGAAAAGCCTGTTGCGTAAGCCTTAATAAGGTAAACTCTATTGTCTTCAAGAAACTGGTACTGGTCAGAGTAATCAAGCTTACCTTCTTTGCCTGTTGAGAGACAGGCTTTATATCTTGAAAGCTGACCGATTACAGCAGTGCCTTCTGTAACCATTTCAGACGGATAAACATTCGTCGGGAAGGGGAAGAGGTTGTTTTTGTACGAGCCGTCGGTTGCAAGCACCGTAGTCGCAGGAATAATCTTTGTGAGATAGTCCACAGGATTAACGATGAGGTCAACCGATGTGATGTTGTTTGTCTTGCCACCCTTACCTTTTGCAAGCTTTGCGACAACATCCATATATGATTTCACATCAAGGCTTGTGAGCTTTGTTGCTGTTTTTTCTGTGTAAGCGTTTGCCTTTACTGCTCCTTCCGGATCTTTGAGCATACCAATCGGTTTGCCATTGCCGTCGCCGTTGATGAAGCCATCCTCAAATGCGTATGCAAGTGCATCGGCAAGGATTCTGCGGACATATGCGTCAATGTATGTAGCGCCAAGGTCGAGCATATCCTTCGGAACAGGAACAAAGGCGCTTACCTTTGAAGTTGAGAAGTCCTTTTCCTGAATTGTGCCGGCAAGCTCCTGTGTGATTTTTGAGTTTAAAGCGCCCCAAGCAGCAAGCTGTTTTGTGTCTGTGGCAAAGATTGCCTTAACAGAGCCGTATGTGTTTTCGATGCCGATTGCATCAAGGAGCGGATGATTGTTTGTGATGTCCTCAAGCACTGTGTCGAGAATTGTCTGCGGAATTGTAACATCAAGACCTGTGAGTGCCTGCTTAACATCCGCAGATTTTGCCGCTGTGACAAAATTATTGTAAAACTTCTGCTCTGCGCTTGTAAGCTGTCTGAATCCTCTCTTGGCAAGGATTGTGTTGTCGGCGGTTTTGCCGATTTCCTGTGCGACCTCAATGATTGACTGCTGAATACTATCAGCATAGGCATTGAGAGCCTCGGTCATTTTTGCTTCATCTTTGGAATCAATGGCAGTTTTCAAGTTCTGCGCAAACTTTGCTTTTGCGTTTTTAATCGCATCAAGATTCTTCATTTTTTAATCTCCTTTATAAATAATTTTTGTTTTTGAAATACTCTTCAATAAAGCCAAAACTATCCTTTTCTTCGGGATTTTTCGGTTTTGGCTCGGGTGGTGTCTGTGGTTCAGGCTTTGCACCAAGCATTTTTGCAAGCTCTGCCGCTGCCTGTTTTGCTTTTGGATTTTTCTTCTGCTGTGCATCGTTAACGATTTCTTTTGATTCCGTTAAATCGACAGGATCAACGATTTCATCACACAAACCGAGGTCAAAAGCCTCTTGTGCGGTCAGAAATGTTTCAGCATCGAGCAACGGTTCAAGCTTTTCTCTTGTAAGCTTTTCGCCTGCGTGAACAAGATAAGAGTTTGTGCTTGCCGTGCTGATTTTTTCAAGCTGTTCAGCGTAATCTCTATGTTCTTTCGCATTTCCGTAACAACCGCCGACTGCATGATGAATCATCATTGTTGTGTTTGACGGCATTACGATCTTGTCAGCCGCCATTGCAACGACAGAGGCAATTGAACAAGCCATACCGTCAATGTATGCAGTGACGGGCACACTCTGCCGTTTGAGCAAATTGTAAATTGACACACCCTCGACGACATAACCGCCGATTGAGTTAATATAGAGCTCAATGCCGTTAATTGTTTCGGCTTTTTCGATTGCTTTACGAATATATTCAGCGCTTGTCTTGGATTCTACGAGGTCGCCCCAAATGTTCAAGTAGCTCGGCTCAATTTCGCCATAAAGATATATCTGCAAGACACTCTGATTGTCTGCAATTTGCTTGATGTTGTAATTTCTACTTTTCATTTATTCTATTCACCACCCTTCAAAGCATTTGCTATTGTTTGGTAATTTTTAGTAATGTAATATGTATGCGCCCAAGCCTCAGAGCAAGGGAGCATGTTGCAATATTTTTGAGCCTGCGCAGGTGTCAGCACACCGCTTGCAATCGACTTATCAAGGTTGTTCGCCTGACTTACGGCATCAATGTGTCTGACTGTTGTTGTGTCAATTAAGAGATAATTGCCTTTGTTAAATTCAGCACCGCCGAATCTCTTTTTTGTAATCTCTTGCTCAAACATATTTGCAATCGGATCAATCGCATTTCCAATAGCACAATCCATTGCATCAGCCAATTGCGAAGCTTCACCACTCAAAATTGCCGGCGGAATGTGCAAAGCATTTCCGACAATCGTGTACGCCTCAGTTTTTAATTTTTGAATATCGTTAATTTCGCTGTTTGTAGTTTTTCCTGCATCGGTTGAGGGTTCTGAATATTTCATACCCTTAAAAATCGGCATAACAGCGTTTTTGTTTGAGTAAAATGATTTAAACTGCTTTGCCAAAACTTTGTTATAAGTTTCAGCGAAGTTTTCGTCACCAAAGCTATAATTTTCAAGCTCCAAAATGCCTTTATGTCCGACAGCTTTGTTATATCTTTCCTGAGCCGATAACATTAACTGCTCGTAAGTCTTGCACATATCCGATAGTAAGCCGTTAAGAGCAAAGTTGTTATATCTGAGGTAAATTACCTCACTTTCAGGAAAAATGCGCTGATATGTAAAATTTCGGCAAGTAACGCCGCTGAATGTGTCGTCAATCAAAGCGTGTTCCGTTCTCGAGAAGCTATCAGCAATCATAAGCTGATTATCGGCAGTTTCAACAATTAAAAGCTCGTTGTCAAAAATCAACTTCGCAACAGCCTGCGTAAAAAACTCAATTTTGGTCTGATGTTTGTTAGGCGCATAATTCCACAAATAATATTCATCTTTGCGACTTTCTCGGTTGTTGCTTACGGTAACAAATTCGCACTTTGCCAAACTTCGAGCAATAAAATCAATTGCGGTAAATAGAGCAAGCTCAGTCAGGTGAAACCTCTGTTCATCGACAGTTGAACCGTCCTCGTTAAATTCCGCTGCAACAGCATCTTTTTTAAAGAGATTTTTCACCCAGTTTATTACTTTCATTTTTTCACCTGCCTTTTAAAATACAATTGCTAAAATACAATTGCATTAAAACAATTCTTGAGTTCGTCAACCGTCATCGGCTGATTTTGTTTCAGCAAATCAAGCTGTGTATATGCGGCGACGAACGCCATAAATCCGTCTGTTTTTCGTGATTTCGGCTCAATCTTACCATAGATAATATTTCCGTTTTTATCTTCGACAGCCGATGTGTTGTTTGTGTACCAGCGCATTAATGCCGAATCACCCCAAACGATTCGGTGATTTGCAAAATCAGAAGCAATTAGAGGAGCGACAAGCATTTTATCTGACGGCCTTACAAGTTTTAGATTGTTTCGTCCCTTACGGTCACATTCAAAACCCAACTGCATTAACGGTTCTTTGAGTAATGTATAGCGGTAGTTATCTAACGCTCCGCCGACAATGTTGTAATGTTCTTTCTGCTCTCTCAACCAGTCGGTGACGATTTCAGGCGGGATTTCCACCCCGTCAACCCTTTGCAAATCCGGCTGTTGCGCATAAGGAAATTTAATCCTACCCAAATCCGCAGATTGCGAGCAATACCACGAAAATGGTTTCCATACGATTAAGTTATTAACCAAAAACATCAAACCGTTGCCCAAGAAGTCAGTAGTTTTTGTGTAATCAATACCAAACACACACGGCTTACCTTCAAGGTCGGGGAGAGGTCTGTTTGTTGCTTTGATATTTTCCCATGAGGTTACAGGGTGAGTTTCTGTGCCTTTCGGGATATTCATTCGTTTAGTCATAAACGCTGAATTATTGATTTTATCTTTTTTCCATTCTTCAAATTCTTTCTTTATTTCTCTTTGTAAATCAGGGAAATATTGTAAAGACGGATTAGCTTTATACCAGTTTTCGGGATTATAAACCTCTTTTTCATCGTCTAAGCGACAAATGAAATAGAGCGTCCCGTTATCCGAAGCATCGCCATTTAAAACTTCAAGTCCCTCCGAAAGTTCGTTATCAAGGGGTCCGTCACGAACATCTCCCATTGTGGTTATTGTCGTCCTGCGTGGTAAAGGTTTTTTGCCTAAACCTGTAGTAAAAACGTTAATGAGGTCGTAATTTTCGTAAGCGTGTTTTTCATCAAAATCTACTTTGCCTGGTCTGCCGCCGTCTTTTGTTTTACTGTTTGATGTTCTGTATCTAATCGTCGAGTTTGTTTTTATATTAGTGATTTTGGTTTTGTTCCACTTAAAATGCCGCTGCATTTTTGACGCATTATTTTCCAAGATTTCATAAATATCATTAAAACTCGTTTGTGCTTGTTCTTCGGACGTTGCGCAAATATCAATATCGTAGTTTCGCACGCCATTGACCGGAGTTACCAAAGCAAAATCTTCAAAAGCAAGATAACCGTTTTTTCCCGTTCCTCTTCCGACTACACAAACCAAGTCGGGAAACCTTAAAACACCGGGAGCAGAGTAGGTGCAGTTATGCAAAGCGAAGCAAAATTTTTCCCATTCAAAAAGTTTATAAGGAAAATATTTCTGGAAAGCTAAATATTTTTCAAGCTGTTCTTCATCGACGTAAATTTCCTCGTTTTCAAAGACATTTTCGACAAACTTAATTAGCTGAATTTGCTCTCGGCATACACGATATTTACCGTTTTTAACAAGGTTTATGTACTCATCTATGACTTTACAGTTCGTCATCAGATTCACTCTCAACTTTGTCAATTGACAGCCCCATTTGTGAGAGAATTGCTAAGCGCTGTTTGTTGTACAGAACGGCATTTTTGACAGAAGGGTTGTCTTTCATATACTCTTTGCCTGTGGCGCTGATAGCTTTGTATGTCAAACCATTTTTGCGGATGTCCGCCTGCATTTTACGCTCAAGTTTCGTACAAAAAATATAGCTGTCAATTAAATCTCTATAGACTTCAATGTTTGCACCTTTCAAGGTCAGTTGTTCAATCAAGCTGTCCTTGATTTCTGCAATTTTAATCTGTGCCATTTGTGCCTACTCCTCTCTCAAAAATTTCTCGTGTGCGTGCGCGAGACCAAACTGTCGTGCCTTTACACCGTTATCCGTAAGCCTCGGAATTTTTCGATTTTTTACCCGGGGGTATGCCTTTTTTGACTTACCACCTCTCAGCAAACTCATCTTTTAATTTTTTCGGCTCGTATTTGTGATGTTCTTTGTAATGGCAGTCTTTGCATAGACATTCGAGGTTGTTGATGTCAAGAGCAAGGTCAGGCCTTGCTTTGAGATACAGCTTGTGATGTACCGCCTCGCAAGGGCTGTACTTACCCACAGCACGACAGCGTTCACATTCGTAATGTTCTTTTGCTTTTTTTGCGTCTCTGACTTTTTGCCAATCGGCCGTTAAATAAAACCTGTATGCCTTGCCCTCTCGGATTTGTTTAACAATCCATTCCGTTGTTACTTTTCGTTTTATCATTACAATTAAATTTTACAACAGATTTAATCGCTTCTACTGACATCTTTCTTTGTGCAATATGCACAACCTGTGTTAAGTCCGCGAAGCTTAGCACAGAGCAATCGTGCCTCTTTGAGCCAACGAAACACCGTGCGTTCGTCGGTATAGTTGCTAACTGCAAACTTAGTCACCCTCAAATTTATCTCACCTTTATGCAATGCCGCTGTTGGTGCAACAAAGTAAACAGCGCTGACGGCTTGACAGATGTAGTCTTTACCGCTGCTCGTTAAAGCATTGAGCGTGTCTATCACTGCAAGCAGGTCAAGTTGTAATGCTCGGTGCATTGCCTTGTCAGCAATGACTTGTGCTTTGCTCGGATAGCCCAGAGCAGCATAAAGTCTAAACTGCGCTACTGTGTAATCTCGAGTGTTATCTCTCAAATTTTTGCACCTCCGAATTTTTTATGCTTATGGCTATTGGCTAAGTAAGTAAAATAAAAACTCGCACCTGTGTAGTCGTTTATCCACATTTCGTCTTTGTAAAAATAATATCCTTCAGGGCAAGGCAAAGCCTCACCTCGTTCGAGTTTTCGATATTCTCGTTTTTTCCCTTCGGTGACTTTGACCTCAGGTTTGGTAAGGTTGCGAGATGTTTTCAGCCTTTTCTTGCCATTGACATCTTTGCGTATGTATTTTGCGAGGTCTGCATAGTTTCCACTTTGGTAGAGCGGAGTGAAATTTATTCCGTTTTTCCACGGCCAACATTTGGTCAGTATTTCTCTGACGCAGTCCTGTATCACGATGTGCAAGTGCCAATTCTTTCCGAGCTTGCCACATTCGCAGTAGCCGATGTACTTAAACTTGATTTGTTTCTTATCTGTCCTGCGTTTCACTCGTTTAAAAAAATTTGAGACAACCCTCTCAAATTCATCTTCGGTAAATTTACCAAACGGAGCGGAGAATCTTGCGAACCAGTCACCTTCTGAAAAGTTGCAGAGGATAAGCCGTTGCGTGTGTTGCTCTCCTCTGATGCGGTTAGCTTTTGTTTGCTTTTCGTTGGTTCGGGATTGATTGATTTGCCTCGCAAGATTTTTCTTGTTTCTCTTTCTGAAAGATTTATAATATTTCACCTCGAACAGAGGCCCCGACTTGATTTCAGCTTTGTATGTAAACATATTAAACTTCCTATTATATATGTTAAAACTAAAACGGTCACTTAATTAATTCCTATAGCAGGCTATAAAAGGAGTGTTTCAACTCCTTAATTTGTGACTGATTATTATTCTATTTTCGCATTAAAAAGTCAAATGATATAAATATGCAGTAGTCCGTCTGACCATCGAACTACTGCTTTGTGCAACCTTACCGTTGCAATTGTGTGTTTGATTTTGGTGCATTTTTTGTAACAACTAAAACAATCAAAAGAAGAAGTCGTCATTTGACTGTTTTTTTATATGAAAATTTACTTTTTACATTTTGTTTTTTAGATTTTGCATACGGTAAGGATGTTGCCGTGTTTAAATGTCAAAACATTCTTTGTAGCTTTTTGCGATTCCTTGACAATCGTCCGACTTAATCGGCACATGACAGGCTACGGTTCTAATGTTGTCTGCATCCAATTCTTTGAAAATTTCCGATGCTCTCGTTTCTTCTGCCGATTTATAAAACTTAAAGAGCAAATCTACAAATGGTATGTTTCCAAATTTATCGAAAAATACTGTGTCGTTTTCGGTCAATGCTTTTAAGCAATCTTCTTTATATGTATCTGATGCGTCCGATAAAATAAAAATCTGATTGTAAACATCGTGCTTTGTGAGCAGGTCAATAATCTGTAAAGCTATTGACAACGCTTTCGAATCGTGTTCAGCGATTGCTTTTGATAATTCCGTTAGTTTACAAGAGGTTTCTCTTGTTCGATTAATCCATTCAATGTGCTCTTTGCTTGCAAAAAAAGTGTCAGTCCTAAACCTGCGATACTCTTGTAGGAGCTTGTATTTGGCCTTGACACAAGACTTGGCTGATAGCAAGCCTATCTTTGTGCAACTATATATGGCTGACATTGACAACACTAACCAACGATTAAACATATCTAAGCTATTGAGCGTAGCCACATCAAGGTCACCGTCGATGAAGCCTATCACAAGTTTGTCGAGTTCCGACAATGTTTCTGCCGGTGTCGGATTGTCTTGCATTTCCGCTGCAACCGGTTTTTCATTTTCACTCATTCAGCAAGACCTCCTTCATAATCATATAACCCAAGTCTTTTAATTTTCCCTGCGGCTATCTGCGCAACAAACTGGCCATAGCTGTAACTTGTGCCGTGCTTTGCGTTGTAATCAGCGCAGTAAAGACACATCCTGTCTATTCGGTCGAGTTTCTTCTTGCGACCTCGTTTCTTTTTTTCTTCACTCATTTATTTCACCTAATTTCAAATACTTTAATATTTTTTCGCTTGCCTCGTCGCAACCATAACATACAGCGACAGCGTAGCCTTGTTCATTAAGGCTTTTAAGCCATTCGGTTTGTTTTTCAGTCGGCTTATTCTTACCGTATTTTAATTCGATGAACAGACCGTGATAGCTTCCACGGCCAACCGGCAAAAACAAATCCGGCACACCTGCCTTTACTCCTTGCTTTTTGAGGTTGGCTGCTTCAAGTTTGTTCCTGCTTCCGCCGTTCGGAATGTGGAACATCAAATCAATTTCAGGATACTTTGCCCGGATGAAAGTCGTCCATTGAAATAACTTCCGCTGTTGGTCAGCTTCATACTGCTTCATCGGCAGGTCATCCTTTCTCATTTTTCAAAATCATTTCACTTTCGATGTAGAGTGCTTTCAAACTGTTTACAAGATTTTCGTCAACGATTTCGCAGGCGGCTATAAACCCGTAGGCTATCATACCGAATTTAATAGCAAAGTAGGGAACACTTTTTGAATTGTATCTTAATGTCAATGACATTTCTTGTTGCGGCATATCTGCAAACGGACTGAGATAAGTACGGTCGATGAACATAAGTCCCTCAGATGTGCTTATTGGTAATAATATTTTGCCATTATACGCAATTTCGATGTCCCACATTTCAGCGAGTGACTCATCCGCTGTACTGTCATTAACATCAATTTCAGGTTTTCCCTTTGCGATAATAAATGTAATCTTATCTCTTTGCGCATCGTTTATGTCATACAACTTACATATGTAGTTTTCATTCAACAATGGCAGTTCAAAAATTGGATAAACCGCATTGCCGTCCGAAAGCCACTGTTCTCCTTCGCTGGTCATAGATATATAAATTGACTTGTTCTTTTTACATATGTCGAATGCTTTTTTTATTTTCATTGTTAAACCTCATTTCAACAGTTCATCTATCGAAATTTTAAATAAATCTGATATAGCTATTATGGTATTAATATCAGGTTCAAATTTTCCCTGCTCATAGTAAGATATACTTGTTCTGCTCAAACAGAGCTTTTCACCTAATTCTTCCTGCGTTAATTTATGTTTAAGCCTTAACGCTTTTAATTTTTCGGGGAATGCCAATATTATCACTCCTATTTATCTAACATATTTTTGATGTGCCTGATAAACATCAGATTCATCAGATCTTGCGTATATTTGTGTTGTAGTCAGTTCTTCGTGGCCAAGCATTAGTGATACTTGTTCAATTGGCATGCCGGCTCTAAGGGCATCGGTAGCCATGGTTCTTCTGAATCTATGTGGGTGACAATTTTCAATTCCAATGTCTTTACCAAGCTCACGAATGATATTTTCTATTTGTCCTTTTTCAAGCCTTTTGTATTCACCTTTTATTTTAACTTTACTAACGAACAAAGCATTGTTGGTGTCTGATCTCGTATTTTCGTATTTTTCCAAAGCAAGTTTTGCTTGTGCGTTAAGATATACGTATCTTTGTTTGTTACCCTTGCCTGTGATAATCAGTTTATCATCTTTAATGTCACTGCGATTTGCATTTTCCACTTCTGTAACTCGACATCCTGTCGATAATAGAAATTCTATGATTGCCTTCAACCTCAAATCTTTTCCGGCAGCATCTCTAATTTTTTCGGTTTCAATCGGTGTAAACGGCTTTCTGATTACCTTTTCAGCTTTTATTTTTGTGATTTTTTCTGCCGGATCATTTGGTATGTAGCCTTCAATTCTCAGTGTTTTAAAAAATGATTTTAAGTATCTTAATTTTGTATCAAGATAACTGTTTGATACATTTTTATTTAATTGTTCAAAAGCAAGGTATGCACGAATATCATTAACCTTAATGTCTGCGATAGGCTTATTTATTGCTTTAAGCATCATTTGTATTTCATTGTTATAAGCTTTTAGACTTTTGTCAGTTAAACCACTAATTTTTTTAATGGCTAAAAAAGTATTTACTAATTTTTGATTCGGAGTAACTGTTTCGGTGGATAAAGCGTAGGTTTCTTTTTTTAGAGAATATTTTGTCAACAAGACTGACAAAATTTGCTCAACCTTGTTTGCCTCATTCACAGACATATACTTTAGGCATTGTGTTGTTGCCATTCGTACGAATTCTGTTTTATCATCCATAGATACGCCTTCTTTACTTTCGGTTTTGCTTTTGTTGCAGTATTGCATATTTTTTTCGCGCTTGATATAGGCGAGCTGACCTGCAATCGCTACAAAAATCAGCACTTTTTCGTTCAAAAAAATCTTTTCCACAACGCTTACAATGTTGTACGGGTATTCTTTTAAATGATGTGCAACTGTCGCAATCTTTTTCGCATGCAATACAGCCTTTGATATTGCTCCAATTCAAGCACATATCCTTTTGCCAATATTCACTGTATTCCTCATCAACATTTGAATTCATTTTTGCAACACAACGTAAATCTCCTGCGATGATTGATAACAATAGATTAGCTTTGTTTTTTTCTTCGTTCGACATAAGTCGCTTGTATTTTAACGGCTTGTCAGGCGTTCCGTCTCCAAAGTTTCCGTTGCCTATGTAATTTCGCACTTTATCAAGATTTTCCGTGAGATACTTATCGAACACACGTCCTCTGATAGCCTTAACTGATCGACCGATTCTGTCGGATATTTCTTCATATTTGCTTCCGCATTTAATCATTTCGCCAAGTAAAGTGTATTCTGATTCAGTCCATTTTTGATGGTTATCAGCTTTTATCGGTCGGTATTTGATGTTTAGGTCATTAATTCTGCGCTGTATTGCTCCTTCGCTACGGCACAATATTTGTGATAGCTCTTTATATCCATACTTTTGCTTTACAAGCAATTCTTTGAGAAGGTTATCTTCTCTGCTTGTCCATGGAGTTGCTTTGATAAAACTGTTCCTTAATATGTCTGCCTCTCGTTTTGGATTTACCCAATCGGGCTCTGGTCCTAATTGATATCTTCCAAGTTTCGAAAAATCTAAAAAATATTGATTTTTCTCTGCCCACATCCAAAATTCATCTATGTAAACAACGATGAAATTTGTTTTTGAACTTCTTGAAATGTTGTGAGTAGGCAGATTCCTATTTTTTACCCACGATGTTTTTAGATAAGTGGCAGAAGTGTTTGGACGAATGAGTTTATAAAGATTGCTTATTGTGATGTATCTATAGCCATTAGCCAAGAAAGGTCCTAAGTTTAACTTACCGGCTTTTAGCCTTATTGCACATTCGGATCTATCAAGGTGTTTTGTTATAGTGGCCATATTAACGTTGCCCCAAGCAGAAATAAGATAATCTATTTCATCGGCCGTCCATGTTTTATTTAACCTCGACATTTTGTAAATCTACCACCTTACGATCTCATTAAGCTGTTTTTTAATGATTTGTAAAAGCGCCTCTTCTTGCATAGATTCATACCTTCTTATAGCAGTTTTGAATGTGAAACATTGGAGTTGTCCAAATTTCAGCACCTTTAGAACGCTCAGCAAAATAGTTCGTATATGGATCACTCAAACTATCTCCAATTTTAACCGCCGCTGCACAACCTATCAGCGACAGTGCTGTATAGCACATCAGAGCAGTTGATTTGCTGAGCTCTTGGCAGACAATGACACATTGTGTTTGATAATTGATGTCATGATTTTTCAGCACCTCACAAAACGCAATTACATTTGCTCCGCCACCGACCGTAGGCTCAAGAACCGAGATATATCCTTTTTGGGATAATTCAGCTTTTGCATTTTTCTCGTCAAACGAGCTTTCCGCCATTGCATAAGATACGGTGTACGGTGTGAAAAATTGTCCAAGAGCGCTGCTTCCCATATCAAGTTGCATATACAAATCCCCCAAAAAATCTTGAAATGGATTTGCTTCGAGTGCATTAGTTATCTCGGCGAAAATTTTTACAATTGTTTCAATTTCGCTTTCACTATAATTTTTGGTGATGTCTTTATAGCGATTTTCGTTTTTTTCAAATGTTTGACCAAAGCAAAAAGTATTCTGAATGCTTAGCGCAAACATTTCTATGCAATCGTTGAACACTTGCCACAATGACCTTGATCCTGTCAAATTGTTAAATAAGCTGACAAGTTTTTTGTATTCGGATTTAACTTTGATTGATGCCATTTCCTTCACCTAAAGCGGACCATCTGCACCTGCTCCGCTTTCAATGTCAGAATTTATTTAAAGAGGAGTAAACGAGTTTTATATGACAAGCTGTGCAGAGCTTGTTATCGGTTAATTTGTTCGGGCATCTGCACCTACCCGAAAATACAATTAAAGAAAGAAGGTATTAAATGGGATTTATATAATCTCACAAGTGCAGTTGTGTGATTAACTTATTTAGTTTATTTTACTTCACCGGAGGTAAAAATCGGATGTGTGCCGTCACGGAGCTGTATCTCCTCGTCACTCATCACATAGCCGAGTTTACATAGCAGATTATAAAATCTGTTGAGTTCGGGATTGTTTTTTCGGCTGAATGTCTTGTCCGAATAATTTACACTGATATAATCGAACGAACCGTAAATTCTCTGGCTCAAAGCGTATGCCGTCGCCATTAGCATTCTGCCGCTGTCATTGTTCCAATGTTCGTTGATGTAGCTATCTATGTTTTCATCATCTTCAAAGTCGTGTTCGATAATTTCTTCAAAACGATATTTTTTGTTACTGGCTCCTGTCGCCACTTGGGCGACTATAAATTTCACAAGCTCCTGCTTCTTGTTGTTGTCATTGAAATTCGTATCCAGCATAAAGCCTCTTCTGAGAGCCTCACAGCGTTCGTCTGTTTCTTCCGCCTGTTCAACAAGCTCGTCCCATCTCTGCTCTTCAAGCTTTCGCTTTTCTTCTTCGGCATCGATCTTTTCCTGCTTTTCAAATGCTTCTGCGTAAATATAAATGTTTGAGCCGTAACCAAAATAAAAATATCTTTTCCTGCCGTCCGCAAAGTCTTTACCGATCAAATCTTTGAGCGCAAAAAATCCCGTATATTCGTAGTTGCTTGGAATTTCGTCATGTTTCTGCGCTTTAATCATTCCATGTTCAAGACAGAGCTTTTCAATTTTTTCTTTTTCTTCATCGGTCTCCTGCTTTTTAACAGCAGAATACAAAAGATTATCGAAATTATTCGTTCCGATTGATTTAAGCAATTCGTTTCTTACTTCAATATTCTTAATCTGATTCAGACGCTCGTAGTCTGCCAATGTGGGTTGTCTGAGCTGGCTTTCTTTGAATGATTCCTCGTCAAGCTCACAGAGTTTTACTCTCCGCCTTATTTTGCTTTCCGAAAAGCCTGTCTTTTCGGCAACCTCTGCGACCGTATCACCGAGGTCGAGCAACAGCTGACAGCCCTTTGCTTCTTCATACACCGTCAAATCTGACCTTTGCATATTCTCTGTGAGCATCGTTGACAGCTGTTCTTTCTCTGTCATTTCAACAATCGCACACGGCAGTTCAGTTAATCCTGCCTGCTTTGCCGCTGCAAGCCTGCGATGCCCGATGATAACGGTAAAATCATCCCAGTTATCATCGTTTGGCACTACGGTCAAATTCTGCAAGATACCGTTTGCTTTGATAGATTCTGCAAGTTCTGAAACATCGCCGATAACCTTTCTTGGATTGTCGGGGTGCGGGTGCAGTTTGTCAGTCGGTATCATTTGTAATTTAGATTTCTTGTTCATTTTTATAATCTCCTTGATTTTCACAAGGTCATCTGATATAATAATGTTGGACTGTATTTATACGCAGATAGCCTTGTGCTATTTGCCGACCGTTGATTGTAATGCAAGCAATCAACGGTCTTTTTCTTTTGTGTTTAAAATGTAATCAATCATATGCAAACACGCCTTAATATTTACAGCCGATGGATTTAATAAGCATTCACGCATATCTTTGAGTATATGCGGTATGTTGTCAATAAAATCAATTGTGTATCCTGTATTTTCGTAGTCGTAAAGTTTGCGAATACAGCCATAAAACTCACTCGGGACATCTTTGCAGTCGTGCATTTTGCCGTAGATATCCTTAACCTTGATTTTGCTGTCTTGATTTACAGTTAATCTTTTCATTGGTTACACCTCTTTGCTGATAAAATCTGTAGCACGGTACAAGGTGACATAATCACCGTCAAGGTCATCATCGTAATACTGCGCTGTCTCATCGCCCATCGCTTTAATTATCACGGCGTAGTAATCTTCTTCCCATTCTTTCGCCGCTTCAATTATTTCATCAAGCGTAAACTTGCCTTTAGCTTTTTTGAGTTTCAGACACCAGCGTCCCTCAACATCATATCCGCTTTCGACTGTTGTCCCTTTTTTCATTTGCTGACACCCACACATTCAAAACCGAAGGATTCTGCCTCTGCTGATTCATACATTGAAAGTTTTTCACAGAGTTTAGTATTCTCGTTTTTATAACCTCTTAATGCATATTGAGCGTTTGTGCTATTTTCTTCGGCTTGGGATTTATCAAGGCGAGCTTTTTTTAACTCATTTTTGAGATTTTTGTTTTCTTCTCTTAACTCCTTAACATCTTTGAGCAGTTTTCTGCGTGTCGGGTAATTTCTTAACCACATTTGTTACACTCCTTTTCAGTTAATGCTGTATAGATTTCTCTTTCTACGAGCACGCAATCTTTGACTTTGCAAAGTAAAAGTGAGAAACTCGGCTCAACGGTTTCGCCGTCTGTAAGTCGTACTGCATAAAAATCGTTGTTTTTTATGTACCATTTGCCATCTGAGGCTAATACAAAAATATCGCCTTTTTTCAAGTCTTTAAAAGCGATATGTTCACGGTTATTTGCACGGTTATTTGCAATGATTTCCATATATTCACCTATTCTTTCATTTATTTGATTTGCAACATCTCGTATGGATGTCGATTTTATGACTGATGTAATTAAAAAAGTCATAATTCTTAGAGCGTTCGGCTCGGCGGTTGTCGCACTTTGATTTGTACTCAAGGTATTTTTCACAATCTGTATGACATCTTGTCGTCCGTTTCTGACAGCCGTAGCACGGCGAATTTATCATTTTTACGCCGTCCTTTCGTTGATTGTATTTCCGCTGCCGATCAATTTGTTGAGCAGTGTAGTCAGTAAGGATATATCTGCACCGCTTGCATAGGTCTTTAGCCGGTCAATCGGTATGTTGTAGCTCCAACGCCCTGAATCGCTTTGCACTGCCGAGCCTATCGGCAAAGTCTGCTTTTTAAGTCCTTCGTAAATAAAATTAAGAGCCACACCAAGATATTTCGCCGCCACGGTCGGCGGTACATCTCTGTACTCCTGATTTGTTTTAGGGTTGATAAGGATTTTGTCGTTCATTTAATCACCTCAAATCTATATTGATCGTACAAGTGCCGATTTTTGCATTCGTGATACACTGTGCAACACGCTTATTCCAATTTTTGATAGCAGTTGCTCTGTCGGTGCTGTAATCGCCAAAGCAGGTAGCCGAGGCACAATTATCATTAGTGCACTCAAACATATACATCTCTTCGTCAGCGTCTTTAGGGCTTATATTCTCAACTGTTACCTTGCTACCACAAAACGGACAAGGCAAAAATGCATTGTTTCCCTCCTTATGCATTTTTGCACCGCAATAGGGACAATATGGGTACAATCTATTGTTTTGTCATAATGATGTATTTATGGCAGTTTGTGCAAGTAAACCAAGCAAAACCACAAATATCTTTTTCAAATTTCCACTTTCCGTGTTTAATCTCTTACATATCACACACGGTTGCTTCGTTTGGTTTACTTCCGTCAACTTCGATAATATGCTTAACTGTTTCGGCATTTTGTTTTGAATTAAAGTATATCGTGTTTACACTACCGTCTGCGAACGGTATATCCAAAGCATAATCACCGGATACCTCACGGATTTTTAATTCTTTTTCAATCATCGCTCTTCACCAATCCTCTCCGTCAAAACTTAATTGCCCAGGCAAAACACCATCCTGCATCCACCAGTGATAAACCTCAAGTCCATTAGCGTGTTGTGTAGCTTTGCCTCTTTGCTTTCTCACTTCGAGCATTTTATCGAATGCTCGTATGTACATATTTCTGTACTTGGGATATCGTGCAAACTCCGCAAATCTCTTTTTACTTGCCATTGGACAGCCAATGCATCCAACACGGTCAAATCCACCACTGTATAACGGATTAAGATTAATGTGTTCTTGGTTGATGTACTCCCTAACATCACTATCCGACCAATCACAAATAGGGTTAAAGAGTATCTTCCCTTGTAACTGACAATGCTCAACTATCTGCCTCTTATCGTCATTGTCATTGTTAAGGACGATTCTATTTGACAGATTAGAAGAATAAGTTTCGATTACTCCCTTCGACCGTCTTTTCGTGCTTTCGGCTCTTCGCACTCCTGTGGCAATAGCACGATTCTTACCGCCTGTTTCTTTCAGAATTGCACAACAATATCTTACTAACCTTGTGGGTGGAATACCTTTTTGTACTATCAGTGACCACATAGATGTCGGCTTGCCCTTGTATCTCGGCATATCAATGTTGCATTTTATTCCTTTAGATTCTAACTCCTTAAATTTATTGCGTATGTGGTAAACTGTTTCGGGAGCATCAGCCGTTGTGTGACTATGTTGAACCTCAAAGTCTATGCCTGATTTAATCGCTAAATCTAAAATAACGTCGCTGTCTTTACCTCCTGAATAACAAAGCATAAGCGGTTTATCATAGTAGCGTTTACTTATTCCTGCTCCGTCACGAAGTCGCATTATAGCAATCTTTTCTAAGTCCATTACTCTTCACCGCCCTCAATAGGCTGATTCCAACATTTAATACAGTTATCGTCACAATCATCTATGTCCATCAGTCCTAACGCACGTGGACATACACCTTTAGGTGTTCCGTCATCGTCAAGCGGAGCATTCGGATAGTTTTTCAAAAACTCGCTCAAATAAGTTTTCTGTGGGTGTTCGTCACTCCACTTCTGCACGATTGCAATTGCCTTTTCAGGATGATACATTTCAAAAGTTATACAGCTCATACTATCAGATGTCCCGTTATTCTGACTGGACAGCGGACACTCGGAACATTTAATTTTGCATCCTTGCCGCCTTGTTCTTTTCGTCATCCTCAACTTTTCAGCGAAATAATTTTCTGTTTTTGAGCAATCAATCATTTTTATCATTCCTTTCTTCTTGTTGTGTATGAAGCTTTTTAATGTTATAATCAATTTAAGGAGGTGATAACAATGTGTCGAATCAAAGTCAAAGTTTCGGAATTATACGAACAGGTAAAGTTGATGAAAGACGATGGTATGGTTTATGTAACTCTTTCAATCTTTGAAGAAGAACCTGATGAAGATATTCCTAAAGCTCTATGTCTTGAAGCCTGCAATGCTACCGATCCTATTGATGTAGGCTATGATGACCTTTATAACATCGAATAATTATTGTTTTTCAATCGGTTGAATTTATTGTTCAGCCGATTTTTATTTTGTATGAAATCGCATTTTTGCTTTTGTAGTTATTACGATGTAACACGGTTTTTATCTCATTTATTACCTTTGCTTTTTCTTCTTCGCTCGCAAAGTTATTCAAGTGTATGACTACACCGTGCTTTCTCTTTTTGTAATTACGGCTTATCATAATTTTTGAGAGCATTTTTTATCACCTCAAATCCTACTTAAATCTTATTGTCTTGCCGGCGGCTTCTTTGGAGCAGTCGGCAAGTTCTTTGTCTGTGGGTATTCTGAAATTCTTTGTACAATAAACCACCATTGCTCTTGTAGCAATTTTCCATTTTACAGCTTTTATGATTGCCACTACTGCTACTACGGTAGCAACTACCGCATATATGGTTAGTGCCATTTTTACCATTCCTTTCTGAGGTAATAAGTTAAGCAGACTGCTTAAAAAACTGCCTTGGATCAACATCAAGCACTTGACATATTTCCAAAAACTCTTCTGCTGTAACCTTACGGTTGGAATTTAATATTCTTGAAATTGCATCAGCGGTCATTCCAGTATGCTCACACAAATATGATTGTTTAAGTCCTTTTTCTTCGACAATCTTTTTAAGTTTTTCGTTCACAGTCATACCTTTTACCTCCTTTCAACTGTTAAATGCTACATTTTGTAGATTTCATTTTAATAATAATCTAACTTTTGCAGATTGTCAAGAGATTTTAAAAAAATTTTTCTACATTTTTCAGATTTTTTTCTTGACAATCTGTAATTAGCGAATTATAATAAAAGCGTAGATAAAACATCTATAAAAGGAGAAACAAAGTGTCAAGAGAATTTATAGCACAAAAATTAAAAGAGTTAAGGAAAAAAAGCGGATTAACCGCCGATGAAGTCGGAAAATTAATAAATAAAAGTGGAAAAACCGTAAATGCGTGGGAGAACAATCACGGTCAACCTGATGCAGAAATTTTAATCGCACTTTGTGATATATATAAAGTAGATGATATTCTTGCAGAGTTCAGAGAAATGCCAAACAAAAGCAATACTATGATTTTAACCAATCATGAAAAAGATTTGGTTTATGCTTATCGAAATCACCCTGAACATCAGTACACAATTGATACTATTTTAAAAATTAACGATAATCTAATACCAACGGTTAAAGCCGCACGAAGTGACGGTAATAATCAACCTATTGAAATAGTTAATCTTCCTGATCTCAGTAAGTTTGAGCCTGACGATACAGATTTATAATACATAATAAAAAACACCTCATGGGTTAAAATACCGATGAGATGGTAAACTTGAATTATGAAAAATACAAAAACGCACGCAATGCCTCTTGGCAATGCTTAATCGACTACAGAATTAGCAACTTGCCTGTTAAAGTCAGTCAGATAGCAAAGCAAGCCGACATTGTTTTACTAAAAAATTCGGTAGTTAATTTGCTAAGCGAGAACGAGAGCGGAATAACTTTGATGCAAGATGATAAACTTTATATCATATATGCAGATGAGCAATCCCCTCAGCGATGTAGATTTACAATTGCGCATGAACTCGGTCATATATTTTTAGGTCACTTGTTTAAGGAAAACGGCAACGGATTTGCAACAATCGACGATGCCGAACATTCAGCAAATGTATTTGCTCGGGATTTACTCGCCCCTGCCTGTGTCCTTCATGAACTGCAAGCGTTAACTTCCGCTGCAATTGCAAATTTATGTGACATTAGCTTTGAGGCGGCGACCTACAGGGCTGAACGAATAGCAGAACTCGAGCGCAGAAATGCCTTTTATCAGCACCCACTTGAACGGCAAGTAAAGGCGCAATTTGCAGAATTTATAAACAAAAGAAAAAACCTACCATAGCGGCAACTATGGTAGGAAAAATAGGAATAGTGAGAAGTCTGAACCTCTCTAATATTATTTTAGTATATGATATATATTTTGTCAATATATATATCAAAAGAGGAGGATTTATAATGAAATGTCAAAAATGCGGTGCTGAGATTCCTGCCGGCTCAAAATTTTGCAATGAATGTGGTGCAAAGATTGAACAGGTTGCTCTGTTTAAAGACGACGAATCTAAAAACACAGAACCCTGCAAGTGTGAAAGTTGCGGCAATATAATCCCGAACAATTCAGTATTTTGCCCGATATGTCACACATATCAAAAAAACAAATTCAACCCTACGGGCGATGTTGAAAAAAAGGCTGACAAAAAGCCTATATATCGCACCCCACATTTTTACATTGCTTTGCTGATAGCTTTGATTTTGGGCGCAACCGTTGTAACCGCCATTTCGCAATGTAGCAACCAACCTGATTTTCAGGAACCGGTCACGACTTCCCCCACTCAAGCCCCTACCGATACTTTGGACACCGATATGTTCAGGTTGTACAATATCACTCCATTTTCTATTGCTATCCCAAGAAGCTGGTCGCATACCGCTAATGACGATAATGACTGCTTTCTTGATTCCGACAACAACATACTTTTTATCGCTACATCTCAATTGGATGATTCACAATCTCAAATTAACTCAAATGTTGTAGATGTTTTTATTGACGGATTTAAGGATTCGCTTGATGAATTTGACGAAATAGACAGAACAACAACTCATATAGATGACTTTTTCGCCTATCGTGTGGAGGCGAATGTAAAAAAATCTGAGAATAAATATCACTACACAATGTATGTGTGGGCGACAGACCATTATTTGTGTGAAATGATATTTTCAAGCTACGGCAATGAGCAATCTGAAGAATTTGATTTGTTTGAAACCGACATTGTGAATTCTATAACTGTAGATTCTTCAAAAGATGTTCGTTCACCTAAAAAAGATTCAACAAAAAAAGCTACTGAACCCGAAACAGAAAAAACCACCAAAAAGCCGACAGAACCACCGACAGAAAAACCTGTCGATAAAATTACTGTCAGTCAATCGAATGCCTTAGAATCCGCAAAATCATATCTTGAATATTCTGCGTTTTCATATAATGGTCTTGTCGAACAACTTGAATATGAAAAATATTCACACGAAGATGCAGTTTATGCCGCAGATCATTGTGGAGCCGATTGGAACGAACAAGCCGCAAAATCTGCAGAATCTTATCTCGCGTATTCGTCTTTTTCAAGAGACGGCTTAATTGAACAGCTCGAATATGAAGGATTCACCCATGAACAAGCTGTTTATGGCGTTGAACAAAACGGATTATAATGTGTGAATATCGTTTGAAAAAATAAAATAAAAAAATCCGCCCTGACCTGTTGGCGCAGGACAGAGCGGAAACCATCACACGGGTGCAATGGTACTTTCATTAGCAAATATATTGTACCACACCCCTGCGAAAATTACAATATTTTGCAGGGGATTTTTGCGCCCATTTTTAGGAGCGTTAAAATGAAAAAATGTATAAATCGGCGGTGTAACCGAGATTTGCAGGACGATTATATATATTGTCCTTGCTGCGGTAAAAACCAATCGGCTGACAAACCAAAAAACAGACGGCGAACAAAGGGTACAGGAAGCATTTACATGCGCAAAGACAGCAAATCAAAACCGTATGCCGCTGCAAGCTCTGTCACAGGGAAACAAGTTTATTTGGGAACTTTCGCCACAAAGCGAGAGGCAGAAAACGCACTCAAAGATTATGAGTACAATCCCGTCAATGGCTTTAATATGACACTTGAGCAATTACACGATAAATGGGTAAAAACTAAAGCATATAAAAAACTTGGTGACAGCGTAAAAAGCAACTACGCAAGTGCTTATATCAAACTAAAGCCCTTGTATAAGCGTAAATTTAGGGATTTACGCACATCAGACTATCAATACATCGTGGATTATTATGACAACCCACATCACGAGGTAGGCGCAGGCGGTAAGCTGAAATATCTTCTGCCCAACGGCAACGGTACCTATAAAGTCACTGATACGCCTAAAATCTGTCAAGGCTTAGGATACTCGGCTCTACATAAGATTAAATGCTTTGTCACCAGCCTTTACCATTTTGCGATGCAAGAGGATATTGTTAATAAAGACTATGGCACATTTATAGAGCTTCCGGAATCCGAAGAGGTAAACGCTACACGCTTCACCGATGTGCAGTTAGAGCTAATACGACAAAACATAGGCAAAGTGCCTTATGCTGATTATGTCTATATAATGTGCTATCTCAATTTCAGAGTGACTGAGTTTCTTTCGCTCACTACCGAGCAGTACCATATGAGCGAACAGGGCATACCTTACTTTATCGCAGGCATAAAGTCAGATGCCGGCAAAAATCGTATTGTTCCTATCCACCCTAAGATTTTAAAATTGGTTGAGAATTGCATAAATAATAAAGGCGAAACAATCTTCTGCAGAATACACGAGGGCTCAGAGATTGGAAAATCTATGAACAAGGATTATTTTCTGAAATATGGGTTCCGTCCGGCGATGCAAGCCCTCGGTTTAGGCGATGAATTTACTCCACATTCTTGCCGTCGAACCTTTTCAACAAGGATGTCTGCCGCAGGTGCGAGAGAAGAGGACATTATCGCACTTATGGGCCATACAAATTACAAGGTCGATATTGACCATTATATCATTCAGGAGGTTGACACTCTTTACAATGCAATCAAATTGCTGGCATAA